TACATTATAAAATCGAAAAAAAGGAAATTAAAATTATGAAAGTAGCAATTATCGACAAAGCCCCATCTAACACTAACTATAGCACATACTTTGACTTTGAGTTTGAGAACTTACATATGTCAGATACTAAAATTAAGAAACTATTAAAGAAAGATATTACTTTAGAAGTAAATCTTGACGACTACGACTTTGTATTACTTGTGGGTTCTGAAGCGGCTAAGAACTATGCTAAAATTACTTCAGTTACTCAATATCAAGGACAATTAGTAGACGGTAAGTTCTTACCTATGATTAACCCAGGTATGCTTTCTTTTAAACCAGAAGGTAAGCCAGCTTTTGCACAAGCAGCTAAGAAGATTAGTAAGCATGTTGCGGGTATAGTAGATGAAGTAGTAGAGGGAGAATACGAAGGTATTGAAGATGAAGTTCGTGCCAAAGAATACTGTCAAATGGTATTAGCTATGACAGATATTGATGCAATTGCAGTGGATACAGAGACTACTTCATTGTACCCCAGAGACGGTTACGTTCTTGGGATATCTTTATCACATAAAGTAGACCAAGGTGTATACATTTCCACAGATTGTATTGATGAAGAATTAGAGTCCTTATTACAACAATTATTCATTAAGTACACAGTAGTTATGCATAATGCTAAGTTTGACTTACATATGCTTGAGTACCACTTTAACTTTAAGTTTCCTAAAGTTGATGACACAATGATTATGCATTATAACTTAGATGAAACCCCAGGTACTCACGGACTAAAAGCTTTAGCTATGAAGTATTGTAAACACTTAGGGGACTATGATAAAGCATTAACAGAGTTTAGATCAGATTACTGTAAAACTCATAAGATTAAGCAGATGGACTTTACCTATGACTTAATCCCCTTTGATATCCTATCTAAGTATGCTGCGATTGATACAGCAGCAACTATTGAACTATATTTTAAGTTCAAACCAATTATTGATAAAAGCCCTAAACTAAAGAAAGTCTACAGTGACATTCTTATCCCAGGTATGCGTTTCTTAAAAGAGATGGAAGATAACGGGGTACCTTTTGATAAAGATAGATTAGTAAAAGGCCAAACTAAAATGGCGGAACAAATTAAGGTACTACAAGATAACTTATACTCATACGAGGAAGTACATAAGTTTGAAGAAAACCAAGGCAAAATATTTAACCCTAATTCTCCTATGCAATTAAGAGTTCTTCTTTTTGACATATTGGGTCTAACACCCGTACCGGGAAAGAAGACCGGTACTGGAGCAATTAGTACAGACGCTGAAGTCTTGGAAATTCTATCTAAAGAACACGAGCTACCTGGAGCTATCTTGGGTATTCGTAGAGCTAGTAAGATTAAAAACACATACTTAGATAAGATTATCCCCGCACTTGATGCAGATAAGAGACTAAGAACCGGTTTTAACTTAACATCTACAACTTCGGGACGTCTGAGTTCAAGCGGCAAGCTTAACATGCAGCAACTACCTAGAGATAACAAGATTGTTAAGTCGTGTATTAAAGCACGCCCAGGGTATAAGATTGTATCACAGGATTTAGCAACAGCAGAGATGTATGTAGCTGCAATTCTATCAGGGGACAAAGCCCTACAAGATGTATTTATTAGTGGCGGAGACTTCCATAGTTCAATGGCTCACCGTATCTTCCAACTACCTTGTGCAGTTGAAGAAGTAACCAAAAAGTTTAAGAAAAAGCGTCAAGCTGCTAAAGCTATTTCGTTTGGTATCTTATATGGTTCTGGACCGCAGAAAGTTGCGGAAACTGCTGGAGTTAGTTTGGGAGAAGCCAAAGACGCTATTAAAGACTACTTTGAAACATTTCATAGGCTAAAGAGTTGGTTAGATGAGTCACAGAGATCAATCAAACAGAACCAGTTTATCTACAGTGCACTAGGAAGAAAGCGTAGAGTTCCTAATGTTATATCCACAGATAGAGCAGTAGTAGGACACGAAGTACGAAGTGCAGTAAACTTCCTAATTCAGTCAGTAGCTTCAGATATTAACCTATTAGCCGCTATTGATATGCAAAACTATATTAAAGAGCGTGGTATGAAGGCTAAGATATTTGCTTTAGTACATGACTCGGTATTAGCCGAAGTTCCCGAAGATGAATTAAATGAGTACAATGCTAAGTTAGCAGAATTAACACAGTTGGACAGAGGAGTAAGTATTCCTGGTACACCTGTGGGGATTGATATTGAAATTGGAGACGATTACTCATTTACTGACCCTGAGGTAGTTTGGGGATGATTGGAAAACCCTTAGAAAACATTAAGTACCCTGTGTACCCTTTAAGGGGGTATACAAAGATAACTGATGTTAATGGAGTGGTCAAAGTATATACTCAACACAAAATGTATATTATAGATGACCGAAACTTAGAGGGGAAAACTTTAGGTGAGCGCCGACTACGCTTGAAAAAGTTCAAATATCCGTTACTTACGAGCATATGTACTGCTAAAGATGTAATTATGAGCCCTAAGAAGGTTTTTATAGATGATGAAGGTACGATATTCAAATATGTAAAGACTAGAAAGGCAAGGCTTATGTACAGACAAATAGCTGAGTTAATAAGACTACCCTTTGGTAGTACAAAGATTTTAGTAAGAGGTATAAACTCCCCTTTTATTATGCATCAAGATATCCCTTTGGATTACGCGTACGCGGGGTTACTGCAGTTTGATGGGGGTTATATACTGTACGAAGTATCCAAAAAGAAGAAGGAGGACTCATGGCGAAGAGTATAAATAAAGCAGTTCTTAGTAATAGAATATATCTTAATGTAAATGATGACTTAGTAGAGATACTAGAAAGAACTCTAACATATGAGATAGAACAAAAAACGGGTAATCCTTTAGACTCTAATGTTTTAATAATTAGAAACGCTGTTAGAATTAATAAAGACTTATACTCTATACCTAGTGGCAGAGCGGACTTAATTCCTAATGACTATACGATAGTAGATAAACAAATAAAACTTAAAGCTACTTTCCCCAAGTTCAGATTTGAACTAAGACCAAGCCAACAAAAGATATATGATGAAGTGACAGGTTCGTGCTTAATCAATGCTCCAGTTAGTTATGGTAAAACCTTTCTAGGTTTAGCAATCGCTGCCAAGATGGGGTATAAAACATTAGTCATTGTACATACCATAGCATTAAGAGACCAATGGGCTAAGGAAGTAGAGAAATGCTTTGGTTTTAAGCCGGGGATTATTGGCTCGGGTAGGTTTGAGGTAGACTCTCCTATCGTTTTAGGTAATATTCAAACTATACGAAAGAGAGTACCTAAACTAATAGAAGAGTTTGGTACGGTGTTGGTGGATGAATGCCATCATACTCCTGCAGCAACTTTTACTGAGGTACTAAATAAAATAAAAGCAACAGTAAAAATAGGCCTATCGGGCACACTGCATAGAAAAGATAATAGGCACGTAGTATTAAAAGACTACTTTAGCTTCACGTTGTTTCAGCCTCCGGTTGAGAACTCAATGAAACCAGAAATATTCATACTAAATACAGGTATATTCTTTAGTAGTAATAGAAACATTCCGTGGGCTATTAGAGTAAATGATCTAGTAGCTAGAGCGGACTATAAAAAATTAGTCGCCGATGTTGCCCAAACACAGGCAATAAAAGGGCACAAAGTATTAGTAGTAGCAGATAGAGTACAATTCCTAGAAGATATATCGGAATTATGTGGTTCTAATGCTATGACTATAACAGGCAAGACAGAGAATAGAGACGAGATGTTGAAATCTATTGATACAGATAAAGATATTTTATGTGGTAGTATTAGTATTTTTTCAGAGGGGATTTCATTAAGCTCTCTCTCATGCTTAATTCTTGCAACACCTATTAATAATGAACCTATGCTAACACAGCTTATAGGTAGAATTATTAGAATAAAAGAGGGTAAGAGAACACCAGAAGTTATTGACTTGAACCTGAAAGGTTCTACTGCTAATAACCAGGCTACTGCACGAGCTGGATTATACCTAAAGTTAGGCTATAAAGTACATAACCTAACTTAAAAATATTACTTGACAAAAAGGTTAAACTTTGGTATAATAGTCGCATAAATGATAAAATATAATTGGGAAAAAATAAAGCGATGCTCGGGTGGTAAGCCCAAGGTTGTGCTAGCTCTGATGTATTTAATAACAAAAGGTGTTGTACCTACTAAGTGGGGCAAGTACCTAAGGGATTTAAATCTAAAAGGAATACAGGGGGATAGTTTTATTTTGAACCCCGAGGAATTATTAGAGTCTTTAGACTCCTATAGTGAATCGGACATTATAATGTATATTCACTTAGCTAGTCTAAGAAATTATACAAGTTATCACTTAGAAGGTAATGCAAGTTTACCGCTTTTACATGCTGATATACATGAAAAATATATACAACAAAACGGACTACTAGAAATAGTAGGAAATATAATACACTTTAAATACGAGGAAACAAAAAATGGCAATTAACTTTAAAAAAATCAACGGTAAAGCAAAGAAAGGCGGAGCAGAACTACTAACACTAGTTGACGGGGATAATACTTTTAGAATGGTTGGAGACATTGTAGCGCGCTACAATTACTGGGTACAAGGCTCTAATGATAAAAATATTCCAATGGAATGTTTAGGTTTCGATAGAGAGTCTGAATCTTTTAAGAACTTAGAGAAAGATTGGGTTCGTCACTACTTTCCAGAACTTAAGTGTTCTTGGGCATACGCAGTGATGGCTATCGATCGCGCAGACGGTAAGCTAAAACTTCTTAATCTAAAGAAAAAGATGTTTGAGCAAATCCTAACTGTTGCAGAAGAGTTAGGTGATCCTACAGATACAGCTACTGGTTGGGATATTACGGTAAACCGTAAAAAGACTGGACCATTAGCATTTAACGTAGAGTACACAGTT